GCCCTCCAAATACGCTTGCAACGCCTCTATCGCCGCATCAGCACCCAACGCAACACACACAAAAGCGCCCGCATCTTGTGCAGCTTTCAGGTACTCTTGCTGGCCCTCTTGCCAGCGGCTTTTTGTGTGGTCGCGCCTTTTAAGCTCAATCAGAATTGGTGGCGACGTAGGTATGATCACGTCAGGTGCACCAGCCGTCATCCCTTCTGCTTTTTGATGCCACGCTTGCCCGTGGGTTCTCTTGCCCTCATTTCTCACGTGCACAGCAATAGCCCCCAGGGTATCCGGATACGTTCTTCTCAACCACTGGATGAACGTCACTTGTTCCGCTGCTTCTCTTGGGCAGTCACCCCTATAGCTCTTATCACCAAACACAGTTAACCATTTTGGAAACCTCATGCACTCAACCTCTCTTTTAGAATCTCATCATCGGTCGGGTGGTCAAACCCAAGCACTCGCCAAAAATCACCTCTTTTGACGTACCTTATCGTCCTCGGTATGCGAGTAAAGTTATCTGTGCCCATCGCAAACGCTAATTTGGCATTAGCTGCCCACTGGTTATTTTCCAGGAGATAAACCTTTATTTTTCTTCTACTCGTCGTGATGTCCGCTACCATCATCTCGTTACCAGCCCTGCTTATCCCGTACGAATACTCAATAGCGAGCAATTCATCGCATTGTGGTCTTGTAGGGTCTTTTTTGTGCTCTTTATGTATCTCGATTAGCTTGTCGTTCGGATTAACAAGCTCGTGCTTGCATTCAGCACAAAACCTTGCAGCGATGTCGTTGTCTTGGCCGCATATTGGGCACTCCTTGCACGACCAGTAGTAATCGCATCGCTCGCCACTTACTGGGTGGCTGTGCTGGCACCTCCTGCCATAGTGCGCCGGCATGGGTAGTTCGGTGCCGTTATTGTCCTGTACGGTTATGCGATGGCCGTCTAGCGTCGCAAAATACCCGTTAACATCGACAGAATATCCGCCTTCATTTTTACGTGCAGAAAACACGTTGATACGGTTGCACTTCTCGCACCTGCACTCAATTGTTGAGCCGATACTTTGGTAGCTTGCCCTGATTTGAGGTTTATACAAATCCCCATCGGGCATGTGACGCTCAACGTTTCCAGCGTAATCAAGTATCACGCACTCTTTTTTACCGTCCATCAGGCGCATCCCACGCCCAAATATCTGCTGTAACAATGATACAGACTCGGTCGCTCTAAGTATGGCAATATGGCTAACGTTTGGTGCATCAAAACCAGTTGTGAGCACACCCACGTTTACCAGGTAGGTAAACCTTTGGCTTATGAAATCATCAATTATTTCTCTTCTATCGTTTTGGCTTGTCCTACCCGTAATCACCCTAGCGTTATCTGGGTGCAGGCTCGCCATCACCTCTTCTGCGTGCCGAACGGTAGCAGCGTAAATCAGCACCCCTGTCGCGCCTTGGGTCTGTGCGACCACATCGGCAACTATTGATGCTGTCTTCCTGCCCCAGCCCTCAAACGCTGCTTTAACACTGGCCCTAGAGTAGCTACCGTTGGATTGCACCTTAAGTTTACTGGTGTCGTACTGGCTCGCGTTAATCGTGCCTGCACGCAGTGGGGTAAGGTAACCCCTTTGCAGCAGCTCGCGAGGACCAATCGAGTAAACGCACTGCTCGTAATAAGGGTCTTTTGCCACCTCTGGTGGTAGTGCCTTTCCCTGTGGGTCAATGCGGAAAATAAACCCGTCTCCTAGCCTGTACGGTGTCGCGCTAAACCCTGCAACACGCAGGTTGGGGCTTCCTATGCGCATGTCATCGATTATCCTCATTATCGTAGGTGTTGTGCGATGGCACTCGTCCACAATAACCCCTGCAAACTCATGACCCAGTCTTTTTGCTACACGCCTAAAGGTAAGCTCGGTCGCAAACACCACCTGCTGGGAAAGGTTTTTCTCGATGCTCGCACTGTATATACTGTACGGTTCACCGATTGCTGCATATTTTGCTGCGTTTTGCTCAACTAGTGTTGCACTGGGTGCCAGGCACAAAACTCGCTTACCCCCCGATAGCTCGTTAAGTTCTCTTGCGAGCAGGGCTATCATCACGGATTTCCCAGCGCCCGTGGCTGCTTCCACGAGCACTGGTGCTAACGATTTTTTCCAAGACTGCACTACCGCGTTGTAGGCAGCGGCTTGGTAGTCACGTGGTTTTAGCATGTTATCTCCTTACGTCTATTATCTTTTCTTTTTTTCATTACTCCGATGGTATAACGGCGTGCTCCAGGGCATGGCATGGTGCGCACAGGGGCTCTAAATCCCTCATTGGCTCATTGCCAAGGTTGTCGTATGTCCTGTGGTGAATTTGGGTAGCAATGCTACTGCACCTCTGGCACTCACTTCCATAAAATGAAAGCGCTTCGTCTCTTTTTTTCTGCCATGCGTTGCTATTTAGATAATCCAAGTAAAGCTCTCTTCTTCTCTGGTACGCTAAATCAACGTACCTATCCATTGCTTCTTTGGCTTGCTCTCTAAGGTCGTGGCGCATCTGGGTTAGCCTCTTTATTTCCATTTTGACTGGGCTATCCTTGTAAGCGGACGATACGCTATCCCTGCTCTGGTAGTAGCAAGGCAGGTCGTCAAGCCCAATAACTCTAGCTCCTAGTACACTAACCTTTGTTGCGTTTGGGGCGCGCAACCTCACCCCACTTGGAATTGGCACAATAAGCAAGGACGCTACGCCATTTTTTGCAACCCGACGCATAGGAATGGTAAGCCCTGTTCTTGGGCAGCCGAATAGCTCTTTTAGCTTTTCGTCCCTAGATTTTTTTAGAACCTCGAGGTACTCTTGGGCTCTTTTTATCTCGTACCTCCACATCCTGATTGATTTCATGTTAACCTCCAACTTTCACTTCCTTTGCCTCGGTACGGCTCTAAGTCCAAATCAGGCAGGTGCTCTTTTACGATACGGGAATAAGATACAGAACCTTCCCTCACGACCTTTGTCAGCCTCCTGCCGTGCACAAGCGCATCTTTCCCGTCTGCCATCACCTTTAATTCATCAAGCAGCTCGGACTCTCTTTCCTTGTCCTCTTTTTGGCGTTGCCTTAGTTTGTCGATTTCAGTGAGGATAAGCCCTGCTTCTGGTGTGTTCACCTCAACGCGTAGCGGCTCAAGATGCTCCGGATTATCCAGTTCAGCGATTAGCCTAGCGTAAAAGCTATTCACCGCGGGCAGCACGTCATCCACCCACTGTGGCTCTGCATCGACCCTCTCGATGTTTATTTGCTCGGGCACGTAGTCATAGCTAAGCGGATCACCTTTTGGGGCCACGTACTGCACGAAATACCCGTGGCCTCGCCCAGTAGACAGCAGTTCCATTTGCACTTGCGCGTAGTAATGTGGCTGTTCTCGCAGGCTTTTAAATTTTGCTTCCTGCTCGTTTCTAAGGCCAAACGGAACCTTCACCTCGAGCACACCACCATCACTTGTTAGCGCATCGGGTGATGCGCCCATCCTGTCTCCGTACTCAAAAAATCCGCACTCTTCTATGTGCAGGCCAGTTTCTCGCATGAAAGCAAGCCTTGCTCTTGATTCATTCATGCGGCCGTGCTGCACCGCTGGGTTATCCACAAACTCACTTTCTGCGCCGTGATACTCTCGCACCATAGCGCGCAAAACATCCTCTGGCTTTTGCCATGGGCTCACGCCTAAGATTGCCCCGATTCGGCTTCCCGTGATTCTTAGCTTGCGTTTTTCGAACCATTCATGTGATAATTGTTTTGCATTCATTGCTATATCTCCTGTAGTAGTCTCATGTGCCCCGCGTAATGCGGGGCATTTGTTACTAAAAAGGTATATCGTCTACAAAACTGTCCGCTGCGGGCGCACTAGCAGGTGCTGGGGCGGGCGCAGGTTGCTGCACAATTGGCGCTGGCTGCTGTGGTTCCGCGGCTTGCTGTTGCGACTTACGAGGGCTTACAGCCTTAACCCAGTTCCCTGCTGGCTGGCCAGTTTCTCTGTCGTTCCACACATCAAGCAGCAAGACCATAGGTATATTGGTCAACTGCGTCAGGCTCACGTCGCTCGGCTCACTCTCGTTTGCGTTTTTCATTGCAGTAAAGAGACCACCGCCAGCATTAGCAGCAATCGCAGCCAACATGCTTCTGTGCCTATCGGCGCGCTTTGGGTCGTACACGTGCAGCTTTTGCCATATGATGCGATTCTGGTACTGTACGGGCTGGCTGATGCGCCATTTTAGGTTGATGTATCGAGTGGGTTCTTTGGTGTCAAAGTCCTCGCCGCTCTCGTTTACCGCGCTCTCGCATACCGCGAGAACTCGGGTGTCTTTCTCAATCGGTGGAAACCCACCACCGCCTAGCTCAAATTCTGATTCTTGCGTGTTGATTCCGTCAAAAAAGCTCATTTCTTACTCCTGATTAAAAAACTTGATGTATTGTGTGATGGGGTTAGTGCCAAAAGGCACGTCTATTTCCCCTGGCATGTTGTACCTATTTTTTGCGTCCACGTATCCTACTTTGCCGTCTCCTGTTGTAATCAAGCGCCGCTCTCCCGTTTGGGTTACGCGGCCGTATTTTGTGGTTTGCCCTCTTCGGTTGGTTTGGTGGCCCAAAACCAACTCTTCTTTCACTAGGTATAGGACAGCGTCAGAATGAGCCACGTAGTTGCTCAACGCCTGATTGTCCATGTCTAATGAGAATATAGAATAATCGGCTTCGGCGTCCGGCCTGTTCCTGACTCTCTTAACTCCTATGTGGGCCAAGAAAATAATGGCCATATTTTTTACCGCGCGCAATTGCTCACACTTATAGATAAAATCCGCGTGCCAGCTTGCGACCTCCGTATACCCCTTATGGAACCCCCCCGATGCCTCCGCGACGTTGCCGACCCCATCGCGTAACGAGATTTCCGCTTCAAACATCTTGCCGAGCGTGGAAATGCTATCTACCACGAAGGTTTTGTAGCCGTGGTCCGTGGTCAGCAGTTCATCCATTATCTTGTTTAGGGTGTCTCTGCTTGAGCGCGCCATGTTGCCTACTTCGTCCTTTTGGGCTTTCGGCAGCCTTGGTAGTACCGCTGGCTGCACGTCGTCAGACCAGTTCTCAAACACCGCTGTACCGTCCTCGGTTGGTAGCAGGATAGTGCTGGGAAACAACGCGCCAAGCGATGTTTTGCCAACACCTGGGCTTCCCACGATAGTAATCATGGGTGGCTTTGGTGAGGGCTTTTTTGCCCTTTCTAAAAAACTAGTAGTCATATCATCTCCTGTAATGACCGTTGTTAATAGGTATGCATTAATAATACTAACACATATTTTTTATTATGCAAGCCTATAGTACTTAAACTTCCTTCCATTTCGTGCCGCGCGTTCCTCACTTACTACCCTTGCTTGGCCCTCAAGGTGATTGAGTGCAGCCATAACATCATCTGTGCTGACCTTTGTGCGACCTACAGCATTGCGTATCCTACCTACAGTGGTTTCCTCACCGCCAAGTCTGTGCATGTGTCTCATGATGCCATTTATAAGCCCTGCACCTCTTTCTTTAGGCGCTCTGCTCGAAACCATTTCACTGCTTCTCGCGCGCTCTATCTTGTCGTGCGTGATGCTTTTGATTAGCTCATGCGCCCAAGCCACCTCGGTTTGCGTGATCAGCTTTGTGTCCGCTGACAGTATCCCCGATATTTTGATGACAAGCTCTGCTGCGCCCAGCGCCTGCGATTCAAGCGAACTGCCACTATCTCGCTCCGCAATGGCCGCATCATGCCAGTACTGTCTTACTTGTTCCATGAACGCTTGACCGCACTCCGACCAGTTTATGAACAACCAATCCCCACGCCTTTCTATTCGCTCCTGCCTGCCCAGCATGGCGTGTCCAGCGGATAGCATCGCTTGCAGCTTTGCAGCCATAAACGCCGGCATCGGGTCAGTGCTTATCTCGCTGGCTGGCTTCTCTTTTGGAACGGTTTCCTCTTCCTCGAAAATCAACGCGCGCCCAAGAAACCCACCCGTCAGCAGCCAGTCGTCTTTTTCCAGTGCCGCATTAAATGAGCTTGGCTCGCTCATGCCAAAAAAAGTAAGGTATGGCCCCACTATCCCCTGTTCAGCCCTTTCGCGCTCCTCGTAAAGTCTCGCGAGGTCGCTGTCTTTGTTTTCTGATAGGTACCTTTCTATGTCCACGCCATCGCCTAACCTCCTGACCTCTGCTGCAATCCTCTTATCTATCTCGTCTGCTATTTCGCGCTTCACGTCACCGCTCAACCCGTGTGTACCATCAGCTTCCGAGTACATCGCCATAAGCTCTGCAAGCAAATCCTCTAGGTAATGCGCGCCGCTCCTGCCAGCGCCTGCTAGTTTTTCTAGCTGTTTTCCGAACTCATCATATACGTAGGCAATCATCTGATGATGAATGGCGTTTCTGACAAGCTCTTGGCTTGATTTGAACTTCCCGTGCACCGCTGGCAGTATGCCAAGTTCTCGATGCGCTTCATCAATGCACCTTTTAACCGCGCCTTTACCTGTCCTGCTACCAGCAATAGCAAGCGTGATCAGGTTAAGCGTCGTCCTGCGTCCTGCGACCATGTGGTTCAGACCAGCCGCATTTGACACTATTTGCAGGGCAGCAGCCACCGCTAGTTTTTCCCTCGGGTACGCGCACCTCGAGTTAATCCACTGGGTTATTTCACCCACAAACCCTGGGGGTGCGAGCAAATCAACTTCTGGCTTTTTGGTTCTTTTGACGGCTGGCTCGTCGTCACTCCAATCAGTGTCGTCCACAAATTCCACTGGCTGGCTGTAGCCGTGCTCCCTTGCTATATCTATCAGCGTTCCTTGGGTGACTGGGTCGGGGTGCTTCCCGAACGAGAACCACTTACGTTCCATGTACTCAACGTCATCATCGGGCACGCCTTTTAGCGACCAGCGCATCCACAGGTCAAACCCCTCTTTTGAGCCCTCTGTCGCGTGATGCACGGCCATGCCTATCTTTACCCACTCGCTATAGGGCAGTCCACCATCAGGGTTATCGATGGCGTGCAGCATGGCCCCTATATCGGCTATCGAGACCTTTACGTCTCCGACCTCAAACTTGCCCTCTGGTCGCTTGCTCTCTATAAGCTCGATAAGCTCGATTGGGGCTTCCGTGATAAACTCTGGTCCGCCATGGATGCACTCATATCGGTTCCCGCTCACGTGCCTACTAAAGCACCCCACAACGTACCCTGAGCTCTTAAAATCTATCCCCTTATAATCCCTGTGAGCGGATGACAGCCTTTTGTCGTGCTCGGGCATCTTAAAGTACCAGTGTTCGCCATCGTGGCTACCCGTGCGGACAATAAAACCGCATTGGTCGCGCAGCCACTTTAGTTTTTCTGCTGACGAAAACCCTCCGTTTCTGCCGTCTACATCCACCACAAGCAGGCCGCTGGTATTTACCACCACTCCGTAGCCCTCTAGTAGTTGGTTCCCGTGAAAAACCCCCTCGTCGTCCTCTAGATAGGCCAATTGCACGTCGCTCCATACGGGTGTGTTTTGCCAGCTTTTATCCCTTGGGTGCTTACCCGCGCTTTCGCATCGCTCGTCACCACAACCACATCTGCCATCGACTATTGGGTACAGCGGAAACACCCTCCAGCCCTGCTCGAGTGCATCTTGATATGTAACTCTTATTGTGTTCATTTCCTCTCCTTTATATGTGCTGCAACAAAAAAGGCCTTGATGGGGATTCGTGTTCGCCAAAACACGCGTCCTTAGCAACGCGCTGAACCCCCATCAAGGCCTGCTAAGTGTAACTGTTTTGGCGATTCCAATGATAGCATAGTGTGCTATTTTGCGCAGGTTAGTAACTATCCTGCTTAGGTTAGTATTTTGCTACTAAGCTGAAAGCCCTTATAAATCAAAGGGTTACGAGTAGAATAGTAGGATAGTAGGTTAGTTAGGGGTAGATTAAAATAAATAATAAAAAACAAATAAAAAAACACTTATAAATAGAATAAGATTCAATAGATAGCTATACGCATTTTTTTATACCTATATGTATATTAATATATATATACTAATCTCTATCTTACTAAGTAAGTATATAAAAAGGACGAAAAATCAATGGCTTACAGCTTAGTGTTAAAGTAATATCCTGAACTATCCTGTACTAACGTGGATTTTTACCCTTTTTTGTCTCGACTTGGCATGCCTTTGTGTTACTATGTGGTTTCACTTGATAAAGGAGCGCTTATGTCAACATATGTTTTTGATACGGAAACCACGGGTTCGGGTGAGCACGACCAAGTCATCGAAGCAGCGGTGCTAAGAATCGATAACCCCGTCAACTGGCAGGTCACGGCAGAATGGGGTCAGAGGTTTCGCCCATCCGTACCAATCTCACTTGGCGCGCTGGCAACGCACCACATCTTTGAAGAAGAGCTGGTAAAAAAACAGCCCAGCGAGGAATTTAAGGTGCCACTGGATACGCAGTACATCGTGGGGCACAACGTGGATTTTGATTGGCGCATGGCTGGCTCGCCTGACGTGAAAAGGATTTGCACGCTGGCGCTGGCTAGGTTCGCATTACCAGATCTTGATTCGCACAGCCAGGTCGAACTGGCTTACTACTTCAATCCGAACGATGAAATGAGGACCATGGTACGCAACGCTCACTCGGCATCAGTGGATGTTGAGGTGTGCAGAGTCAACGCGGCTAATCTTTGTGACGTGCTTGAAAGCCAGGGGCATGATGTGAGCACGTGGGAAAAGCTGCACGAGGTAAGCGAGATTGCAAGAGTGCCGAAAGTGATGCCCTTTGGTAAGCACAAAGGCGAAGCAATAGAAAGCCTGCCAGCGGACTATAAGAGGTGGCTGCTGTCGCAAGATTGGCTTGATGAATACATGAGGAAGGCTTTGGTCTAAAAACACAGCAGCAAGCCCGTGGTGGGCTGTAAACGGTATTTAAGGTGGTGGAAGTTCTCAAGGACACTGCCACCCGATTAGTCAGCAGTGCTTTTTTGTTGAGTGAAAGGTTGGGTGAACAATGACTAGCTGGATAATAGCACTGCCAAGCGGGTACACGCTCGAAACG